CGCTCGCGCCCTATGCAAACTCTATCCCGATACGGTGGCCCCCGAGGTCAAGACTAAGGCTGAGAAGGATCCCTTTACCGAGATCAATTGCCGCGTCATCGTGCTGCCGGCGGATGAATATGACTGTTACGGCAAGGACGAAGACACGGCCTCCTCCTCCAATCGTGGTTCGAACGCGTTCGTCCAAATCGTGATTGACGAGGATCACCAGAGCATCCTGGAGGAAACGCCTCGGCCTGATCTCGGCTACGTCATCCCGCGCTGGATCACCATCGGTGGCTTCTCCCAATATGCCTATTCGCCGACCGCCATCATCGCGCTGCCGGATGCCCGCATGCTCCAGCAGATGACCCTCACCCTGATCGAGATCGGACAGAAGATCGTCGATCCGCCCATGATCGCGGTCGGCGACGCCATCCAAGGCGGCACCAATCTCTATGCCGGCGCCATCAACTGGGTGGACCCGGACTACGATGAGCGCACCGGCGAAGTGCTGCGGCCGATCACGCTCAACGGCGAAGGACTGCAATGGGGCACCGAGTACGAAGACAAGATCGAACGCGTCGTCAACGAGGCCTTCTTCCTCAATGTGCTGAATCTGCCGGAATTCGACGGCAAGGCGATGACCGCCTACGAAGTTTCCGAACGGATGAAGGAATATATCCGCCGCGCCACGCCTTTGTTCGAGCCAATGGACCTTGAATACAACGGCCGGCTTTGCCAGACGACGTTCGACATGCTTGACAGGGTCGGCGCGTTTGGCTCCCACCTCGACCGCCCGCCGGCACTGCGCGGCCAGAAGATCGAGTTCAAGTTCGCCAATCCGTTGGTGCAGGCCGAGGCGGAGTCGAAGGTCGTGAGCTTCACCAAAATGGCGCAGCTGCTTGGGGCGGTGATGCAATTCGACCCCTCCGTGCGCGCTGATGTCAATTTCGACAGGGCTTTTCGTGGCGTCTACGAAGGCACGGGCGCCCCGGCCGAATGGCTGGAGGACCAGGACAAGGCCGCCGCCGTCAAGGCGCAGGCCCGCGCCCAACAAGCGGCAGCCCAGCAAGCGGCGAACCTCGGCCATGTCAGCGAACAGGCTGGCAAGGCCGCAACCGCAGTGAAGAACGTCGGCGAGATGGCCTCGTCGCTGCAGAACGCACGCCTGGCGTGAGGCGGCGATGAAACCCTCACGCCCGAAATCACAACCCGATCGTCCGTGGCAAATGCCGCAGATCGAGGACGCGGATATTTTCGCGCTCCAGGCCGTTGCCAAAGGAACCGCCAACAACGCACAGCAGCAGCGCGCCTACGAATATGTGGTGCGCACCTTGTGCGAGACCGACCGCATGACGTTTTGGCCGGGCGGCGAGGACGGCAAGCGCGCCACCGATTTTGCCGAAGGCAAACGCTGGGTCGGCGTGCAACTGCGGCGCATCGAAAAGATGCGCCCGGATCACCGGAACGAATCGGGCGAGATCTTCTGAAGGCTAGCCACCGAACTGCCAGCGACGCCCACTCGCGTGGCCGGCATCCGCGGGCATCACCGTGTTCGTTCAAACCGAATGAGGGCGCGCCATGCAATACTCCCCCAATCATCCGTTGCGGAAATATACTTCGCTACTGTTCGATCCTCTCAGCACCACCGCGGCCGCACTTGCCACGCTCGGTGGTGGCAGCGCGGCGACCGGTGGCGCCATGGCGCTGACCGGCATCGGCGCCGGCATTTCGGCGGCGAACACGATGGCAGGCGGCGACTACGCGGCGCAGGTCGGCCGCATGAAACAGGCCGAGGCCAATTTCGAGGCCGACCAGGATGTTGCCAATGCCGCCGGCGAAACCGCTGCAGCCCAACGCCAAGCGATCGATTTCAACCAGAGGGCCGACCTGCTGCGCTCCTCCGCGGTTGCGCATGCAGCAGCCAACGGCGTCAACGCGGGCGCGGGCAGCGCGCTCACCAATCAAGCGCAGATCGAGGCCCGTGGCCGCTACCAGGCCGACATGGACTTGTGGTCCGGTCAGAACCAAGCCAGCGGCTTGATGAACCGGGCCGCCGCCAAACGATACACGGGTGAGCTGGACGTGCTTGGCGGCGAGGAGATGCAGCGCGCATCCACGCTCAATGCGCTCTCAACTATTGCGGGGGGCGGCGCGTCGTTCATGCGGATGTATGGCGGCAAGGGCCTGTTCTGATCCGGCGCGCGCGACTTCAACCGAGGGCGGAATTTGCCGCGACGTTCCATCGAGCAAGTGAGCCGAACGCATGCCCACAGTTCCCACCCCCGAAGAGCTCGGCAGCCTGCTGCATATGCCAGGCTCGCGCCCGATCGGCAGCTATGACGTTTCGCCTTATGCGCACGGGGCCCAGCAAATCGCTGATGCCGGCACGCGATTCGGCCAAGCGGTCGAGGATGTCGGGAAGGCGACCTACAAGATCAGCCAACGACAGGCCATGACAGAGGCTGTCAATGCCAACGCTTTCATCCATGGCCGGCTGATCGAGGCGCGCTCTCGCTATCAGAACGATCCCGACTACGCGACGCTCGCGCAACGTTGGAACGAGGAAGCCGGCAAAATCGTCGAGGATGGGCTTTCCCAAATTTCAAACGAAGGTTTGCGGGAGCATGTGCGCAGCAATCTCGCTGCACCGATCGCACAGGAAAGTGCTGCGATCCAAAATCAGGCGTTCCACGGCACCGCCAACGCCCATGCGGCCAGCCGCGACAGATATTTGGGCAACCTGGTGCAACACATCACCCTCAACCCGAGTGACAGTCTGATCACCGGTGGCGTCGATTCCCTGCATTCCGCAATCGACGACGCCGTCTCGCGGGGATTTCTCACCCCTGAGCAGGCCTCCGAGGAGAAGCGACGCGGCGCGCTCGCACTTTGCACCGGACAATATGCCCGCATGAGCCGCATCGATCCCGAGCGCGCCATCCGGGAGCTTGAATCGCCGGAGGGCGGCCACCCGCTGATCGCTCAGCTTCCGCAGCCGTTGAAGGATTCGCTGATCCTGCAGGCGCGCCAGCAACAGGACAACAACCTCAAGGATGTGGAGCACGCTGCGGTACGCCGCCAACAGGAAATCCAGCGCGCATCCGATCAAGCCGAAAGCGAGATAGTCACGAATTTGACGAGCGAGAAACCGACGCTTACGAGGGCCGACATTGCCGATAACCAAAGGCTTACACAACCGGCGAAAGCCTACATGCTCGCCCTTGAGGATCGTGCGGCGAATTCGGATCCCGACGCGGCGACCTCCAACGCCGCAGCCCGACAGTTGCTCGATCGCATTCGCCTACGGGACGGGGATCCGAACAAGATCGTCAGGCTCGATCCGATTTATGATGCTTACATCAATAACAGGCTCAGCAGGGGCGATTTCAGTTTTGTCCGTAAGGAATTTTTCGCGAAACAGACACCCGAGGGCGACCTACTTTTGGCTCACAAGCAGGCCTTCCTCAAGGGCATTGCACATGAGATCGACCAATCCGACCCACTGATCGGCGAGATCGATCAGCTTGGGAGGTCGAAAATGTATCTCCTGGAGCGGGATATCGATCGAAAAATCGATCAATACCACAAGGACGGCAAGGATCCCTTCGATCTGTTCGATCGATCAAAGCCAGACTATGTCGGAAAACCGGAATCGCTTGAGCGCTATCGGACCACGTTGGGGGAAACGTTGGAAGAACGTGCGCGCCAACTTCGTTCGACGGCCGCCCCCAGCGGGAGCCCGGCGGCTCAATCCATTCCGCAACGCCTTAGCGGCGAAACGCCGGCGGACTATCTCAAGCGAACAAACGCGGTAATGCCCGACGCTAAGGTACGTGTTCCGCTCTCAAGGTGACCGACATGCCGACGAGAATCGAACTATTGAAACAGGCCGGCTTCTCCGATGACGAGATCGGTGACTGGGCAAGTGCGGAGCGGCTGCGAATGCAGGGGGCGGGATTTACAGATAGCGAGATTGACGATGAATTTGGCGTCACCCGGCCACCCAGCGAAGTTCCACCCCCGTTTATCGAGCGTTTGAAGCAGGGGAACTGGCTTTACCGCACCCTTGGTACCGCCGGAGAATATGCGCAGCGCTATTTCGGCGACGAGCCATTGGGATTTTCGCCGGAAAACAAGGAAGCTCTGAGTAAGCTTGGACTCGTGGGCGATATCATCATTCCGACGGCAAAACCGATCGACGCGCTATTAAGATCGGTACCGGCCGGAATTGCAGGCTTGGGCGCCGGATTAGGACAGATATTCGAGGAAGGCCATGATGCAGCTCTAGGGCCCGGCCCATATGCCAAAGGCAAGGCTGCCCGTGATTTTGCACAACTCGCACAAATTGCCGCGCTTCTCTCCGGCGCCAAAGGACCGAAGACCGGGTCGATACGTACGCAAGTCCCCAATATAACGAACGGACCAGTCGTCGCGTTGCCACGAGCGGAGGATTTCCGAAATGCTGCCGCGAGCATTTCCGGAACCGCAGCCAGCTTCCCAATCGAACAGAAACTGCTTCGACTTTGGACGGAGCATGGCATTCACCCGAATGAAGTCGCGAACGACGCGTTGCGCGACCGGACCATCGCGGAGACGATCAGGTCGGACTCCGATAAGCTTCCCGAAGCCTATGTGGGCGACAATCGGACAACCACTTCAACCAGCACACAGGCGAACGCGCCTGCGCAGATCGTCCAGCCTAGTCAACTAGAGGAAAGTCATTTGCCGGCGGAGCCGCCGGTGTCAACAAAAAAAGCCTCGTTGCAGCAGGCGCAACGCGATGCCGCTGCAGCAACCGTGCCGGCGGATGGCAGAACTGCTCCAATGGACGCGGAAGACGGATCTGTTCCAAATCTAAGGACAGCCGCAACAATAACTGCTTCACCTTCGTCCATTTGGCCGGCTGAAGACGGGGCCGTGTCCTCTAAACCTGATTCAGTCAATATTGCAACTGTTCTAAGCGCTCCCGAATCGGCACGCATGATAGCGGCAAGTAGGGATATTGATTTGTATGAGCTGCCGCGTAAAAGGCAACGGCCGTTCACCAGAGACTACCGCAATCAACCTCGAACCGATGCCCAAGGACGACTTCTCGAGGATATCGAAGGACGCCCTCTCGGCGCCGATTTCATCGTGGGACGGCAATTCGCGGGTAAAGATGATAGACCGATATCGCCAGCAGACATTGAAACAGCATTGCAACGACTAAATATCCGCTTTGCGGCACTGTCTCAGCGGGCATTTCCAAAAAATGTTATGGGCTATTTTAGCCCATCCGATTCAAAGCGAAAAAAAAGAGTTGGTGATATATTCGTGAGCAGCGACGTATCTTTATCAGACCAGGACATGGTGACGGCGCATGAATTCGGTCATGCCATCGACCATCTTGCTGGGAACTTGGCAAAGAACCTCACGCGGACCGAGATAGGCGAGCTTCGCTACGTTTATAGCACCTCAAGATCTGGCTCGGAAAATCACCCCTTTCGTCGGCAGCCCGAGAGCTTCCGTTATCGCTCTTCTCAGGTGAATGGCGAACTTCTCGCGGAGGGGTTGCGGGCCTATATGGCTAATCCAAACTATTTCAAGACAGTGGCACCGAAGACTGCGGCCAGGATTCGTGCGGCCGTCAATGACAACCCACGTCTCAAGAAAATCATACAGTTCAATTCCTTAGGCGCTGCTGGCCTGATCGGCACCGGTGTTCGCAATCAAGATGAGGGCGACCAGTAGAGCATCGGCTCGCTGCTCGTTTCGCCGCGCCACAATGCGGTCATCCGTATCCCAATCGACGCCAACCACCAAGCCAGTCACGTCATAACAACTCTCCATCAACCAAACGGAGCCTAGCTCATGCCTGCACTCACCCAAGACAACGTCCTGCTCTGGCTTCACGGCCGCCGCCTCGGACTCGTCGGCGACGGCAGTTTCAGCGCCTCGTCAGGACTCATGGTCGACAGCCAGCTGGTCGGCTCCAAACGTGGGCCCGTCGTGTCCCAACTCGCGGCGGGCAATAACGGGGTCGGTAACGTCTCATTTCCGGCTGCGGTGGACGGCGATGTCGTGTTGTTCGCACTCGATCTCACGACGCCGGCAAATGTGACATCAAGTTTCGAGGGCGTCATTTCGACTGCCGGACAGATTCGTCAGACCTCGGGGGCGAACCTCAGCACAAAGAACATCTTCTTCCAGGTCGCACCGGCATCGTGAAGATTGGGGAACCCGTCATGCACCGCTATCGCGAATTCGGATTGGTCAGCGAACAGGACGAAGTCTTACGCCGCGCCTTTCGCGACGGCTTCAAGCGCGCAGGCCTGTCGTTTGCGCAGTTTCTGGATGCTCTCGCCTGGTATCGCGACCATGCGCAGCCAACGGCTGACGAAGCGCAACTGGCCGACGCTTTTGTGCAATTCGCTGTCGACAGGGGCTGGCCGGAGGAGCAGCGAGAGGGCGCCCTCGAACTCTACCGAACCATTCGCGACAACGGCTCCGCAGCGGTGACGCAAGGGCTGCGCCCGGACGAGGACCGCACGATCCTCGCGCGCGCTGATGAATTGCTGCGCAGCGATCCGGCACGTTATTGGGGTGATATCGAGTTACAAGAGGCAGCATTCGAGGCGCACGAGCGGCTCGACGACCTTGCACTGAAGGAAGGCACCGCCGGATCGCCGCCGAGGGTGAGCCAGGATCAGCAGCGGATCGAGGAGGTCGAAGCGTTGCTTCGCGACCCGAACGGCGACGGACAACGCCGTTATTGGACCGACGCCGGGCTGCGCACGGATTATGCCCAAGCGCTGGCGCGCCTCCATGGCGGCATGGACGGTCTGGAAAGCGAAGGCGCTGCATCTTCTGAAGCCGCGCCACGCGATGCCGGCATGGCGCCGGCAACTGCCTGACACGGAGATCGTCGTTCGGGCACGACGGGCGCGTTCTCGAATGCGTGTCATTTCGCCGTCTCATCGCGAGATCACGCGGCATCGATCCCCCGCGCCGGGATCGCGGACCGCTATTTCCCTGGCGCGACAGGACAAACTTATGACTCAAGTGGAACAGGCTGCAAAGCGGACTACACGCAAAACACAGGCAGCACCCCACATCCCGTCGGTCATTGCACAGGCACCGAAACCTGCACCAGAGACCGAGGTGGCTACGCAAGCACCACGGCTGGTACCGCCGATCCCACAGAGTGCAATGCAGGATGCTGCGTTTGCCCGCAACTGGTGGCGGGTCGTGATCGACGGGGAACGCACGCCCTATGATAGCGTGCTTACCGATGTGACGGTGTGGGGTCCGAACGAAGCAAAGCTGCGCGCCGGCGATCTCGTCGAAGTGCTGGACGAGCAATCCACGCTGTTCGCACTTCTCTATCTGGTCGAGCATGTGCCGGCAAAATTCATCCGCTTTGCCGAACTGATCAAGGCGTCGCTCGGCGGCGTCGCGATCGGCCGGATCGAAGCGCGAGGAAACCACTATACTCAATGGCGTGGTCCGGCCAAGCGCTGGTGCATCATCGGGCCGACCGGAACGGTGGTGCGCGACGGCATCCTGAGCAAGGAAGAGGCGGAACGCGATGTAACGACGCGCAACATGCCGACCAGCATGGCCTTTGTCAGCCATCCGCGCATGTGAGCGCCGGCCTGCTACGGACGGCTATGTACCGGCCTCCGGTCGCGCCGCGGGTTCCGGCGCGACCAAAATGCAGTGGACGAGGTGATCAATGCAGGACAATTGTTTCGCGCCCGCGCCGCACTCTGCAAACGCGCCCGGGGACGAAGTAGGTGCTGCCGGCAACGGCGTTGCCTCCCGGTCCCGCGAGCTTGCGAGCGGCGGCCTCCCAGGCACTGCCGCTCTTGGCGCTGGGGGCAGCATTCCGAGAGGCACGCAGATCGATGCGGCGGTCGCGGCCGAACCGCAAGCGAAGAACGCTGCGCCAACGCCGAAAACCGCGGCGCCGACTCAGGAGCCGGTTGCCAAGACCTTTCCGGAATCCTGGCGCGAGGATTTGGCTGGCGGCGACAAGGCATTTCGTAAAACGCTTGATCGGTTCGAAAGCCCGGTGGCGCTCGCTAAGGCCTACAAAGAGCTCACCACGAGGCTCTCCTCCGGCGACCTGAAGGCAACGAAACCGCCCCCCGACAATGCAACGCCAGAGCAGATTGCGGGCTGGCGCGCCGAACATGGCCTGCCGCAGAGCGCCGCCGCTTATGTGGATGGATTGCAGCTTGGCAATGGCACGGTGCCGGGCGAAGCCGAGACGGCGCTGCTCGCCTCCTTTGCCGACCAGGCAATGAAGGGCCGATGGACAGCCGATCAATATAACCAGGCGGTTGGTTGGTATTTCGACATGCAGGACCGGCTGGCTGCCCAGCGCGACCACGCCGACGCGGCCTTCAAACACGAGGCCTCAGCGGACCTTATGCGCGAATGGGGCCATGATTACGTAACCAACCGCAACACCATTGCACAGTTTTTCGATCGGAGCTTCCCGGAGGATTTCAGGGAAGCACTGCTGACCGCCCGCTTGCCCGACGGCCGGGTCCTTGCCAATCATCCGACCTTCAACAAGGCGATGTTGGACGTGGCAAAGTCGATCAATCCGAGCGGTGCGATGCTGCCGAACGCTTCCGGCGGCGGCCTATCCAATGTCGAGAGCCGCATTGCCGAAATCGAAGGGAAATACATGCGCGCGCCGCACGGTTCCGATCTCTGGAAAAGTTACTGGACCGGCGATTCCGGCGCCCGCATGCAACAGGAATATCGCGGGTTGCTCGCCACGCGCGAGCAGGGACGGCGTGGCCGCGCGGGGTAACATCGGGCGACCGATCGGCTCATCGTCGCCTCGACGGCGCACGCACCGAGCGCTTGAGCGAGATCGCGGCGCGCTGCGACCTTGGTCCTTTCAATGCGGCTTCGAGATCGTGAAGATGCTTCCGGGTCGCGACCAACGCGTCGGCCTCGATAGCGCGATAGCGTTCGACCAGTTGCTGCCCAAACGGCGTCAGCGTCGCACCGCCACCATGGACGCCACCTGGCTGCGCGGCGATCACCGCATCGCGAAAGCAATTGTTCACATCATCGACCAGAAGCCAGGCGCGCCGGTAGGACATACCAAGGCTTCGGCCCGCCTGTGAAATCGATCCAGTTTTCGCGATGGCTTCGAGCAGGCGAATCTTGCCGGGCCCCAAGGCGCGGCCGCTACCCAAATCCACTCTCAGCGTCAGTCTTGGCGTATCCATGATCGCGGCGCCCCGAACTTGAATTGGGTACCATAACATTTCTGCCGATCCACCACCTGACGACACGCCGGGAGTGCACAGCCCGTCACGCCCGGAACGGCGGGACGAGATGACCGGATGTTTCCGCATCTTGTGCCTCCGCCACACTCAATCTCGATCGTGGCAACACGGTCACGCTATTCGCAAGACGATCGGATATCCCGTCAGCATCCCACGCGGGCGAGGTTATTCCTACCTGCCCGATCCGGCCGCTGCGGCTCCGAACGGCTTGCAATTCACCCGCCGATGGAAAGCCCTGCGGCGCATGTGCCGGCGCCGGCTCCAGGAACCAGGCAGGAATTCAGACATCAGCCGTCAGCGCGTCCTCACGCTTCTGACTGCGATGATTGATTCGGTCCCCTGAAGCCGGCCAACCCCGATCCTGCGCCCGCAGACAACCAGAACGGAGGCACCCCCAATGATGACCAAGAAGGACTGGATCAATGGCCGATTCGGCATTTCAAATCCAGTACCGTCAGGAATTCATCGCCCAGTTCGAGCAGGGCCAGTCATGGCTGCGCAACGTCTGCACGACTGAAGCGGTGATCAAAGGCAACCAGGCGATGTTCCTGGTGGCCGGTTCCGGCGGTGCAACCGCCGTCACGCGCGGCCTTAACGGCAATATTCCGCCGCGCGTCGACAGCCTCACCCAAGTACCTGCCACTCTTGTCGAGTGGCACGACAAGCCCCAGCGCACCGAATTCAACATCTTCGCCAGCCAGGGCGACGGCCGTCGCATCATGCAGAGCTCGACGGTCAAGGTGTTGAACCGGAAGATCGACCAGGACATTTTGGGTGTGCTGTCCGGCGCCTCGAGCAATCTGGGCTCGGCTCAGGCGATGACCCTCGCCCTGGCCACGCGCGCGCTGGCGCACCTCGATCTGCAGGATGTCGACACCACCGAGGAAGACAACATGTTCTTCGTCGGTTCGCCTGCTATGCGGGCCTACCTGATGCAGATCCCTGAATTCCAGAAGGCCGAATACGTCGAGATCAGGCCTCTGATCGGCCCGGCTCGCCGCTTCCGCCGCTGGGCCGGCTTTAATTGGATATTCCACCCGCACCTTCCGAACGTGGGCACCGCCAATGAGCAGTGCTTCGCGTTCCATCGCTCCGCCATCGGCCACGCGGTGAACACGGGCGAGATGGATGTCCGCGCCGGCTACAACGAAGAGAATGCCTACTACTGGGCGCGCTCCTCGATCTTCATGGGCTCGGCGTTGCTCCAGAACTCCGGCGTCGTCGTGATCAACCACGATGGCTCGAAATACACCTAGCAGGGATCAGATGTCAGTTGTCAGTGGTCAGATTCTGATCACTGATGACTGATCACTGATGCCTGAAATCCGAAGGATTTCAGAATGGCATACACCACCAGCACTCTTACCTACATTGCGGGCGGTCCGATCGAGGGGGCGTGGAAGCTGTGGGAATACACCACGACCGACACGCTGGCCCAGGTGACGGCCGCGGGTTACATCACGGATGCGAACTTCAAAGGCATGAGCCTTGGGGATTTCGTTATCGTAGTAAACCAGACGAACCCGCAGGGCTATATCCTGCAGGTCCAGAACCTGACGATCGGCAGCGTGAATGTGTCCGGCACCGCGACCCTCGCTGCCCCGGCTGGCGTCGGCGGCTCGCAGCTAGCGTTCCCGCGCAATATCATCGACGGCGGTGATTTCACCACCAATCCGTGGCAGCGCGGCACCAGCTTCACGGGAATCGCGAACACGCTCACCTACACGGCGGATCGTTTCTTCGCCGTCGGCGGTGCGGCGTCTTCAATCTCGGTGTCCCAGGTCACCGGCGTCACCGCCGTACCTGGCTTCAGTCAGGCCCTTCAGTTCGGCCGCGCCGCCGCGAATGCCAACACGGCAGTGATCAATCTCGGCCAGGTGGTGGAAACGCTCGATTCTATCCGCGCCCAGGGCCAGACGATCACGCTGTCGTTCTGGGCACAGGCTGGCGCCAACTGGTCGCCCACCAACGGCGCCCTCAACGTGCTGCTTGCCGGCGGCACGGGAACGAACCAGAGCGCGGCGAGCCTCGTGGCGGGCACATGGACGGGCTACAGCTCGCTCACCTTGACGCCGCAGCAAAACATTTCGCCGAACTCCTCACCCGGCTCGGCGGTGCTGACCGCGGGCGCGAATATCGCCCAGCAGATCACGACCAGCTGGCAGCGTTATTTGTTCACCGCTACGGTGCCGGCGGGCTGCACGCAGCTTGGCGTCCTGTTCAACGCCACGCCGGTTGGCACCGCCGCCGCCGCGGACTTCGTGCAGATCATGGGCGTCCAGCTCGAGATCGGTGCGCAGGCCACGCCGTTCGAGCATCGCGACATTGAATTGGAGCTGGCAATCGCCCAGCGCTACTTCTTCAACATCCCGGAGCCGGCGTCCAGTGTCATCGTCGGCGCCGGCATGGTGGCGGGCGCCACCTCGGAAATCATCTTTATTCCGCTTCCGGTGCAAATGCGCGCCGCGCCGACCGTCACGGTGTCGGCCGGCTCGTTCAAATTCAATCTTGCAGGCACCGCGACTGCGGTTGGGACCTTCGCGGCCGGCACCACCCATACACCGAACTATATCAGCGTAACGGGTACCGCGGCGGGTACCGCCGGCCAGGGCACATTGCTCCAGGGTGGCGGCGGCGCCGGATTTATCCAGGCAAGCGCTGATTTCTAGTCATGCGCGTCATCAAAATTGAAGGAAGTGCATTGCGTAGGGGCGGGCCTTGTGCCCGCCCGCACTGCCGGGGGCTGCGGCCCACAGGGCGGCCACAAGGGCCGCCCCTACGAAGGCGAATGTCTTTGCAGACCCTTCAATCTAGTTGACGCACTTCACTAGACAGAAACCAGACGACGGGGGACGGAGGTCAGAAACTCCGTCCCCCTAACATCCGGCATCTAACGGCTTGCGCAACCCGGCAGGACATCTCATGACCACGCAGCTCTTCATCTACAACGAGGCCCTCGGCCATCTCGGCGAGCGCCAGCTCGCAAGTTTGTCCGAACCACGCGAGCCGCGCCGCGTACTCGATTCCTATTGGTCGGACGTGGTCGGCTTCTGCCTGTCGCAAGGCCTGTGGAAATTCGCGAAGCGCACCATCCTTATCGACAATAGCTCCTCGCTCACGCCACAGTTCGGATACAATTATTGCTTCTCGATCCCAATCGATTGGGTCAGAACCATCCTGGTCTCGGCCTCGCCCAACATGGATCCGCCGCTGTTGCAATTCAGCGACGAGGCGGGGTTCTGGTACGCGAACATCACGCCGATCTACGTATCCTACGTTTCCAACGATCCCACCTACGGGATGAACATCGGCGCATGGCCAGAGCACTTCGTCGATTACGTCTCGCTGCGTCTCGCCAGGCAGGCTTGTCTGCGCATCACCAATGACAAGGAATTGAAGGCCGGCCTGCTGAGGGAAGAAGATCGCGCCCGCCGGGTCGCCAAGGCCGAAGAAGCGATGGACGAGCCGCCCGGCCTGCCCCCGGTGCCGTTCTGGGCGCGCGCTCGGCGTGGAGCATTCGGACCCGGAGGGTTGTGGCTCGGCGGCGGAACGGGCGGATCGGTGGTGACTGGGCCACAGGGAAATGATTGATGCGCGCAAACGCCCCCCTCTACTCCCTTAATGCCGGCGAGGTCTCAAAGATCGCAATGGCGCGTGTCGACGTGGCGAAGCTGCGCATGGCGGCTGCGTGTCAGGTCAACTGGCTGCCCTACGTGGTCGGGCCGATGGCGATGCGGCCCGGGCTGTACTATGTGGGCGAGGTGCTGGGCGATGTGCCTGCCAAACTCGTGCGTTTTATATTCTCGAAGCTCGATACCGCCTTGATCGAGCTTACCGCAAACAAAATGCGCGTATGGGTCAACGAGGCGCTGGTGAGCCGCGCCGCAGTCGCAACGTCCATCGGCGATCCGTTCTTTCTGGGGCTCGGCAACTGGCTGACCACCAACACCACTTCCGGGGCGGCTGCGACGGTTGGCGGCGGCGTGTGCACGCTGTCATGTCCACCGGTCGGCGGGCTTGCTCAAATTCAACAGACCGTGGCGGTGTCACCGTCCGCATTCGGCATTGAGCACGCGATTCGTGTTGTCGTCACCCAGGGGCCGGTGATCTTCCGGGCCGGCTCGACACTTGGCGGCGCCGATCTGATCCCCCAGACCACCCTCGATACCGGGACGCATTCCCTCGCCTTTACGCCGGGGAGTTCCAACTTGTGCATTCAAATCGAAACCACCGACGCGTGGTCGAAGACGCTGACCTCTTGCGCCATCGAGGTCGCCGGGCCGCTGGTGCTCCCAACGCCTTGGGCCGCTGCAGACTTGCGGAATATTCGATACGATCAGTCCGGCGATATCATATTCATCGGCTGCTACGGCCAACAACAATACAAGATTGAGCGGCGCGCTGCCCATAGCTGGTCGACCGTGTTGTTCTATTCCAATAACGGACCTTTCCAGGCCTCCCCCGGCATTCAGGCAAATCTTACTCCCGGCGCCTACTCCGGCAACACCACATTGACATCGGACCGGCCATGGTTTCAGCCCGGGCACGTGGGCTGCTTGTTCCGGGTATTTTCCAATGGCCAATTCAATCAAACCATCCTGGGAGCGCAAAACGCTTTCACGCCGGCGGTCCGGGTGACGGGTGTCGGGTCCACGCGAAATTACAGCTGGACCACGTCGGGAACTTGGACCGGCAAGCTGACATTCCAGCGCAGCTATGATTCCGCCGCCTCCGGTTTTATCGACGTGTCGACCGCGACCGCGAACGGCACGCCGACGTTTTCGTCTTCGACGGGCGGCACCACCGGCTCGCCCGACCTCGACAATGTGATCGCCTGGGAGCGAGTGGGCTTCAAGGGCGGCGACTACACAGGTGGCAACGTCACGGTGTCTTCGACCTACGCAGGCGGTGGCGGCTACGGCATATTCCGCGTCACAGGCTACAATTCGCCCACCTCGGTCAATATCCAGGTGCTCTCTGCTTTCTCCACGCTCCAGGCAACTACGGATTGGGTCGAGGGCGACTGGTCGGCGTTCAAGGGGTTCCCGACCTCTGTCGCCTTCCACGAAGGCCGGCTGTGCTGGTTCGGCGGCAACCAGGCGTGGCTGTCTGCCTCCGACGATTTCACCAATTACGCCGATATCAACCTGGACGGTACGGTGACCGGAGATGGCGGCGCCATCAACGTGACTTTAGGCTCCGGCCCGGTCGACACCATCTCTTGGGGCCTATCGCTGACCC